GGAGACTAGGCAATATGGAGTATATGGAGCAGTATGGTATTCATATTCAAACTGCTACTAAGATTATTGCTGATTATATTGCCAGTGAAGATATGATGATTGCTGAAGGTAAGATGCCTACAGTTAACCACCTATATGCTTTCCTTGACAGGATGGCTGACACATTCCACGATGCTCATAAAGATGTGATGAAACGCATTGGTATCAAGGAACTAATTAAAGAAGAATTCTTGTACTTGGAGGAAAAAGACAATGATGATACTTGAATATAAATTAGACGCAACCCTAGCAGGTATGATGTGCCCGCCTTGGATTGAAGATGGTGGTTACTGGACAAATCCAGCAGACTTTACTATGGTTGGTGTTACTGGAGATACTCCTGAGTTTCATATACCATCAACAGTTCTTAGATTAACACCACTGCAGCTAGAAGATAGGCAGGTAGCTATACATACGCTTTATCCTATGCTTAATCCTTTTGATGATGAACCTACAGAACCTCAAACTGTTATGACTGAAGTTGAAGTAAGAGCTGCTATTCAAGATTGGGTAACAGAACAAGGGGTAACAGAATGAGTAATGGAATGAGGTTATCTAATGGCAATCATTAAGAGTGATAACACAAATTTAACGATAAACGCAGATGGTTCAAGTAATGATATAAAGTTCCAAGCCAACGGTGTAGAGAAGGCTAGTATCAGTTCTGCTGGTGCTTTCACTTCAACAACGATTGATGCTACTAAGCTGACTGGTGCTTTACCTGTGATTAGTGGAGCTAACCTTACTGGTATTGAAGGCGTGCCAAGTGGCTGTATTCTTATGTGGTCTGGCGCTTCAGGCGCTATACCTAGTGGTTGGGTTATTTGTGACGGTACTAACAGCACCCCTAACTTAACAGGTAAGTTTATTAAGGCTGCTACAACAGCAGGTGGTACAGGTGGTTCAGCAACAACAGGTGCGCATACACTATCAACAGCAGAAATGCCAAGTCACACACATCCATACGAAGGTGGAGAAAGTTCGCAAGCTAGTGCTCATATGGGTAAAGGTTATTATGGACATAATTATTTAACAACTCAAGCAACTGGTGGTGGTGGTAGTCATACTCATACGAGTGAGCCCGAGTATTTTGCTCTAATTTACATTATGAAATCTTAGGATATATTATGAATGGAATTGTCAGAGAAGACAATAAAAAACCCGCGTAATTGCGGGTTTTTATCGTTTTAACTTCTCTGCCAAACCCAGTCGTCTTTACTACGATCAGTGAGCCAATCATCTAACTTGGCTAAATAAAATCCTTCGGAATAATACAGGTGCCTATAATCATTAACAGGCTCCTGTAAAAATGCACAGAACCACTTACTTCTGTCAAATTTAAAGACAAGTAAGGGGTGCTCCGCCTCGTTCTCTCTTTGCTCTCTTAAAGTTTGCTCCCACCACTCCACTATTTGCGGAGTTTTACCCGTTAGTAGTTTGCTGGTAAGGTGGTCATCTTTATAGTGTTTCACTTCAACACTATACTTCATAAGTTCTTTAGGTATATAAACATCTCCCTTTAGCCCGTGCTTAGCATCAAGTGCTCCAGATAGTGGGATTCTTTCCCAATTCCATCCTGTAGCCTTCCTTAAAACTACACACAAGGCCGACTCGGCTCTGCTACCTTTCGCCTTACTTTTATTAGTCGAGGGCATCTAACATTTCCTGTTCTAGTTCGGCGGCTGACTTATAGTTCTCAGAAGCTATATCATTTAAAGTGTTCAAAACAGCTTTCACGGTCCCTATACCTGTAGCTACAAAAACCCTTTCAGAACCTTTAAAAAAGAATACTGTAGGGTATACATCTGGTTCGAAATAAGCAGTGTCTCGACCTAATAGGTCTATCACTTCATCTAAGGACACTTTTAATATACTCCACTCAGGTGCGGCTTCCGCTACTTCTACTAGAGTCTCGTTAAATTGCTCACAACTAGGGCAGTTCTTTACTCCCCAATATACGGCTACTAAGTTGTGTGTATTAATAGCTTCAATAGCTACTTCTTGTGTTACTGTCTGCATTTCTATCTCCTACTTATAAGAACTCTAACCAAGTGGTTAGAATATATTTGTCTACAGAGGCTTTCTTCCCGTAGTGTAAATGTGTATACCCAGCAGGCCACCAATAAAATGTACCCTGCTCAGGTGTTAAAGTCTTATTTTGGTACTGGAAGTGTGTGCCTCCAGTACCATCCTTAATATCATTAAGGTATAACATACCTGCTAATACTCTTTTATGTGCTATAAAGTTCTCAGTATGAGGGGCGAAATATGCTTCCCCCTTACTAGCATCATACTTTTGTATATACCAATACTTTACAACAAGCTGCTTATCTTTTAAAATGTTATACCTATCCATATAGTCCGTAGCACAGCGTTCTAAGGATTCTAGTATTATAGGGTTTAAGTATGCGTACTTATCTTCAAAAGGCACCTCTCCTATACTAAAGTCTGTTGATGCTTTTTTATACCTAACTACTTGTTGCCCTGCTTCACCTGGGAAGCACACCTTCTTGTTATTCTTATGGGCTTCAAAAGCTTCTATAATCATGTCACAGATTTCCCCTCTTAAGGTGTTGTGGTACTTACCCATAAACATGTCATTAAAATAACTAGCGGGGATAACCTCCTTAGAACTCATAGAGTATAAGGGGTTCATTCCTGCCCTAATCCTATCCTTATTAATATCTAGAAACTCTTCGTACGATTCTATCTTACTCATTTGTCTAACCTCGATATTTTATTTTGTTTCACCACATTAATCTTACTAAGTAGTGGATGAGACCAACCATGAGAGACTAGAAAAGTATTAAGATCGTGCTCCTTTAGAAGAACTTCGATTAAATTCTCTCTACCTTCATCGTCTAAAACTCCAATCACTTCATCTAAGAATAGAACATTAATCTTGGACTTAGATAGTGTACTCATTAGTTTTCTAATAGCCAATAAAGTCGATGTATTAACTCGTGCTAACTCTCCACTACTAAGTGCAAGTATATCAATGTCCTTACCTTCATCAGATATGATAACATTTAACTTATCATTAGTAACAGCAAACTCAAGACCAAATCGTCCATCAGACAACTCGGCCAAGTACTCATTAACTAAATCTTCTAAGTCTTTAACTAAGTTTTCAATTTTATAGGCTACTAATCCATTCGTGCTAAACGCTTTCTTCAGTACTTCCAGGTTAGCGTATACATCATTAGTTTTCTTTAGATTAGATTCCTCAGCAAGTAACTTTAGTTTAAACTCTTTTACTTGTTTAATTAAATAGTCTAGTTCGGTATTAAATTTTGTAATTTCATTATTTTGAGATGATATATCCCTAATCTCAATTTGTTTTTTAGAAATTTCGATAGTAAATTTATTAATTTCTTCTTCTAATTCTAACTTATCTTCAGTAGTACTGGGCATCTTATTATCTATTAGAGTAGATAGCTTTTCAAACTTTTCAATAGTTGATTGATGTTTTTTATAGTCTTGAAGCTGCTTCTTTAGATTAACTACAAGGTTTTGTACCTCTCCTTTCCTTCTAGTACTTATTGATACTGTCTTTTTTTGCTCGTCTACTAATTCTTTTGTTTTATCAGAGTCAATATCTTGTAAACAAGTAGGACAACTGTCCCCTAAACTTTCGATTTTATGTAATACTGTATTTGCTTGACTAATAATAGTTTTTAAAGATGTGAATTCTTCGTTAAGCTCACCGAGACCTTCGGGCACCTCAACTTCTCTCGTTAATTCATTAGCGCTGAGTTCAGATAACTGACTTTTGTACTGATTATTAATATTAATCTTATTATTAATCTCTAGTATGTTATCAAGTTTTGCTTTTACTAAAGCTCTTTCTGAGATTATGTCTTCTGGGGCTTCTGGTACTTCTACTAATTTTCTCTTAGTGGTACTTTTTATAGGGTTAGTAGATATCCAACTATTAATAGTATCGATACTACCTCGGATCTCTGCTACTTCTGTAGAAGCCTCTTTATGTGCTGTTTTAAAGTTATCAAATAGAGCAAGATAGTGATCCAAGTTTAGTAACTCAATTAGAAACTTTTTCCTATTAGTATCTGTAGCTGTTAAAAACTGTAAAGAGCTAGTAGTACTTTGATATACTAGTTGACTAAACGTTTTAAAGTCCATACCTATAATCTCTGACACAGTTTTAAAAGTATTAGTAGCAGTATGTGATGATATATCCTCTCCATCACATTCTAGAACTACTTTGATACTAGCCTTTCTATCTACTTTTATACTATAGTTTTTTCCAGCTGCTTCGAACGTCATAGATATACTATAGCCGCCTTCTGAGCTATTTCTATTTACTATATCAGACTTTTTAATACCTTTAGAATTCTTGTTGTATAATGCTTCCTCTATTAATAGTGGAATAGAACTCTTACCTGTACCATTAGTACCCACTAGTTGTACTATTAAGTTCTCCTCTAAATCTAAATAATTATTATCTCCGTAGGAGAAACAGTTTGACCATTTTAATTTTTTAAGTATAATCATGAAATACTCCTAAAACTTCTTTTACTTTCTTTTCATTTAATCCCATAATATATTGTAGGTATTCTGATAATTCATCTTCTAAAGTCATCTCCGGGGTTAATATTAGAGCAGAGTCGTTATTCCTCTTTACTAACTTCTTATCTAATAGTTCGTTATCTTTATCTACTTTAACTAACTCAGATACATCTCCCTCTAATTCATAGATAGTATGATGGTAATTAGTTTTAATCATTTGATCTGGATGACTAACTGTTTGCCTAATAAGTTGAGGTAACTTTAGCTTAAGCCAAGACCAATCCATTGTCTTACTATCGAATAGTATTACTCCCGTATCTACAGGATTTCTGTGAAAGGAGGTAGTAACCGGGCTACCCGGATATACTATATTTTTCTGAGAGTTAGTATGGGAGTGTAAATCCCCCGCTATAACTAAGTCCCATCCGTCTAATTTTTTCAGGTCAATCTCAGGGTGCACATGTGGAGGTATCTCTCCTCTAACGTGGGTAAAAAGAGTTCTGCCTTTAAAATCTTTAGGATCAAACTCCTTTAGCTTATTGTAGGGAATGAAGTCCATATCCTCTAATTTGTAATAATCATCTATAACCTCCACTAAGGGGTTTATTGCCTTAGTAACCTCCTTTAGATTAGTAAAGAATGTTGTATCTTTTTTCACTGCTTCATGATTACCTGGGTATATAATAGTTCTTACACTAATATCTTTTATGTATCTGAAATACAGACTTAGTTCGTCTAAGGTAGGCATTCTATCGAATAGATCTCCTCCGATAATATGTAAGTCTACGGTTTTCTCTAATTTGTATAATTCTATGAATAGAAGCTCATATCTATTAGTCGCCCATTCACGTGGTACGCTTTTCTGACCTAGCTTGATGTGCCAATCTGCTGTAAATAAAATTTTCATTGGTTGTTTCCTTATGCGATAAAAAAGCCCCTGTTACGGGGCTCTCCTTGTACTACTTAATTATAGTAATTCAGCAACTTCCTCTGCAACTTCTGTTGGTACATTAGTTGGACTAACATTCTCCAGAATTCTAGTTTCAATGAACTCCTTCTGTTGGTCTGCTGTTGGACGGTTAATAACATCGTCAATATTAGGTAGCTCTTTGATAGCTTCTAATTCAGCTTCATCTAGAGGTCGTACTTTACACTTTAATACTTGTAAAGTATACTCTACATTAAAAGGTAGTGGGCCTGTCTTTTGCTTTTTGAAAGCTAAATCCCAACCAGTTGCGGTATCTGTAGGATCACCTAAGTCTTCTGCTGCAACCATTACTGCTTCAAATAATTTCTTTTTAAGGT